CGCCGCCGACGCCGCCGGCGCCAACGCCGCCGACGCCGTCGTCGACGCCGCCGCCGACGCCGCCGGCGCCAACGCCGCCGCCGCCGCCGCCGACGGCGGCGGCTACCTACGGAGAGCGTGGACTGGTGCGCGCGCTTCAGCGATGCGCAGGATCGCAACCAGGCTGTGCGAGCTGCTATGTGCGGCGCCCATCGGTGTGGCGAGTGCCTGACGCGCCACTCACCTGGTCCACCGACGGTCTGGCGGCCGCGCTCGACATCGATGCGGGGAGGCTTCGCCGCAATCTGCCGCGGTTGATGCGCGAGCACGGGTTTCCTCGGCCGCTACCTGGCCTGGGCGTCGGCCGCCGATGGGATCGCCAGGCGGTGCTTGACTGGCTGGCGGTGCAGCGCGGCGCGGCGGCGGCGCAGCAGGTTGTCGCCGCTGCCCCAGTCGAGACAGACTACGCGGAACTGCTTGACCGACGTGCCGAGCAGCTTGGCGCGCAGCTCGCGGCGCGCGCGCGGCCAGGGAGGCGTCCATGTCCACCATCAGCGTCCGTTATCTGATCAGGCTGTCCGGTGCCGGCGGCTTGCCGCGCTGGTTTTGGCAACCCTCCAGCAAGCTCCGCCGCGCCGGGTATCAGCCGCAGCGGGTGCCGCGGGACTGGGCTGACTTCATGGATGCCCCGGCGCTGGAGGCGGCGGCGATCGCGGCAGCGCAGGAACTGAACGCCAAGCTCGATGATACGCGGGTGGCCTCAGCCGTCACTGCTGCGCGGCCTGTGCCGGTGGCGGCGAACCGCACGCTGGGGCAGCTCAGCAAGCAGTTCCAGGACAGCGACCGGTGGCGCGCGCTGCGGCCGCGCACGCAGGTCGGCTACACGCAATGCCTGCGGCTGATCGAGGCCTGGGGCGGCGACGTTCCGGTGCGCGCGATCGACGCGGCGCGGGTGCAGCGCCTGATGAAGACGATGCGACGGACGCCGGCGTATGCGAACGCGGTGGTGCGCGTGCTGCGGCTGCTGCTCGAACACGGACGGCGTGAGGGCTGGATCGCCGTCAACCCCGCGATAAGGCCGGCGCTGACGGCGACGCAGCCGCGCGGGCTGATCTGGCCGCCGGCGGCGATCGAGGCGTTTGTGGCCAAGGCAGACGAGTTGGGCTGGTACTCAGTGGGCACGGCGGTAGCGCTGAATGCGTGGCTCGGACAGCGCGAAGGGGACATCCTCCGGCTGCCTTGGCAGGCCGTGCGAGGCGACGCGCTGGTGCTACGGCAGTCCAAGCGCGGCGCTGGCGTGACGCTGCCGATCGGCACCGTGCCGCACCTGGTGGCACGGCTGGAAGCGGAGCGGGCGCGCCAGGTCGCGCGGCAGGGCAACGGGCCGGTGTGCATGACGGTGATCTCCCATGAACGCACTGGGCTGCCGTGGAATGGCGATACGTTCCGGCATGTGTTCGCGCAGATCCGCGCCGCCGCGGCCGAGACGTCGCCGACATTCGCGGTCGAGTATCTGCTGCCAGGCCGCGACATGACGGAGCCGGATGCGTTCCTGGTGCGGATGGCGGAGCTGACGTTCCAGGTGCTGCGCCACACCGCGGTGACCCGGCTCGGTGAGGCGGGATGCGAGCTACAGCAGATCAGTTCGGTGACCGGGCACAGCATCGCAACAGTGGCGCACCTAATGCGGGTCTACATGGTGCACACGGCCAAGATGGCGCAGCTGGCGTTCGCCAAGCGGATGGCGGCCGAGGGGATCGAGGCGACGTCGGGGCGGGAGAAGGCGGGATGAGCGATCGGGTTAGACGCCAGTTGACGCACACCGGTTTGTGCCTTGGCGGCCCATATGACGGCCAGCGCATGCCGTCGAGCGGCCAGAAGTGGGTGATGGTGCCAGAGCCGCGGCCGATGATAACGTCAACGCCTGCTGGGTCGATTAGTCGGGTGGTCAATTTCCGATACCAGGAGTTTCTTCTTCGTACACCGGACCACGATGTGGCATTTTGGGTGCCCGAAGACGCCGATCCCGCTGACATCATCCTCATGCTGGCCAGCGGCTATCGGAAACCACGAGACAGAGGTTAGCAGCCGATCATGACCGAGATCTCGCTGGCCATCCCGATATGCGTGCGCGCGCCGGATGCCGATCCAGGCTGAAAACCGCCATCGCTACCCGCCTGAGTGGCCGCTGATCAGTCTATGGATGCGCGTCTGTGCGGGTTGGCGGTGCGAGTGGTGCAACGCCGAGCATGGCGAGCCGCATCCGGTCACCAGGTCACTCGTTGTCCTGACGGTTGCGCATATCGAGAACCCAGCGCCGGAGGACGTGCGTCCCGCCAACCTGGCGGCCCTTTGCCAGCGCTGTCACCTGAATCATGATCGTCGGCATCACCTGGCTGTACAGGCAGCGAACCGGCGCAAGGCCATGCGGACCATTGATCTCTTTGAGTTCGACGCGGGAGCGCGTGAGCTGTTGTGCTGGGACGTCATGTCGGTGGCGTCGCTCCGATCGTACTTGATCGAGCGGCACTCTCTGCGGCCAGAGGCGCTCCGCGCACTTCTCGATGAGCTGGCGGCACGGGAGACCGGCTGGCAACCGCTCGCGATAATGGAGTGGACCGGTACGGGGTGGACCGTCGACGTCGCCGGCGAGACATTCGGGGCCGACCCCAGCGGTGCAACGTTTTCGCTCGCCTCCGCTACGGACTTTTGCCGGCAATGGAAGGCGGGCGATCACTCGCCTGGGATGGCGGCGACGCTGTCAGACTGCGCCAGTCTGACGCGGTCTGACGTTCCGTTTCGTTCTCTTAGCAGCCACTCGTAACCAGTTGATCTCATTGGTGCCGACGCACGGATTTGAACCGTGGACCTACTGATTACGAATGTGCTGCAAGGTGTTGTTATTATTCGTCTTGTCAGACTGATCAGGCCGCCGGCTGCGCCGCCTGCAACGCGGCATTTGCCTTGTCGAGCGCGGCGTCGATCGCCGCCTGTTGCGCTGCGGTCGGCGCCGTCCCGCTGCTGAACAGCGAGAATTCGGTCTGCGCGGCAGTAACGATCTGCGGGATGATGGTGATGCCGGCCTCGAGGAGCTGTAGGACCACCGGGATAAGCGTGAGCATGGCACGTTCCTTTCAGGTTGTGTGGGCGCCGTCTTGTCAGCTTGCCGGCGCGGCTGGCACCAGTGCGGACAGCTTCGCCACGGCGGCCTGCGCGGTTGTTAGGTCAGCCGACGCGCCGCTGGCTTCTGCGTCCTTCACCGCGGTGTAAGCGAGCTGCGCCGCGCTCTTGACCTGCGTGCTCACCGTGACTTGCGAGCAGAGCGTCGGTCCGCCAGATTTGCACAGCGGCAGGGTGACGTACTGCAGCGCGAGCTGGTCGGCCGCGGTCAGGGCCACCTCGACGCCGGAGATGGTGTTCTGCATACCGCCGGCGGCGCAGCCGGCAAGCAGGGCAATCGCACCAACTGCGTTCAGGAAGCGTTGGGTCATCTCTCATTCTCCTTGTTGGGTTCAGCCCAGCGCCGGCGGCGCGGGGGTCGGCAGTACGGCAGGCGGGGTCGGCACTTGCGCCGCGATGGCTTTCGCCTCGGTCAGCACGTCCTCGGCGGTGATCTCGATGCCGGCCATGGCCATGTTGAGCGCGGGGTTTGTCTGCCGTATGGCCGCGACCTCCGATCGCGCGACGGCCACCGCAGCGGCGACGGCTGGGTCCGCGGTCTCGACCGTTTCGATATCGCGCTGCGCGGTCTGGATGTGTGCGATCAACCAGATCGCCGCCGTGCGGACGCGTTGCAGGGCCGCGGCCGTGGCGGCCTCGATGCGGCTTTCGAGGGTGGTGATATCCATCTTACGTCTCCTGTGGAAATTGCGAGATGTCGCCGAGGAACACGGCACGCTCAGACCGCCGGCGGTTGACCAGGTCCTCGACAACCTGGCCGCCGGCGTGAACCCATGCGCCGAACTGCTCCGCCGCGGCCGCGGCGTTGCCGGCGTTGAACAGGCGCAGCAGCGTCGAGTTGCGCAGCGCGCCGAAACCGAGGTTGTAGGCGAAGCTGATCAGCGCCGCAGTCTGCCCGGCCGTCGCCTCGACGCGCAGCGCGCCGGCGACCTGGTCGGCGAGCGCGGCGATGTTCGCCGCCAGCAGCGCATCCGCAATCGCCGCGCTGATCGCGCAGCCCTCGGTAACCGCGCTTCCGTCGGGAAGGAACCGAGCGCCATAGCCGACCGTCCATAGGCCCGCGACATCCTTGTATGCATCAAGGCGAAGCCCCTCGAACTGCTGGATGAGCCGACAAGCCAGCAGGATCGCCGCGGTCTGGTCAGGCGCCATTGTTAGGGACCTCCGTGTTGAGGGTGGAGTTGCAGGGGCACCAGGTACGACCGCAGATCATCCAGTGCAGCCCGCGCCGCGGTGATGTCCGCATCCGTCCCATGCTGACTCATGCGTGTCACAGTCAGCTCGAGCGCTACCGTGAGCTTCGTCAGCTTGTCCACAACACCCGGGAGTGCTCCAGCGTTTTCCACATAGACGAACGCATCGGCGCGGGCGTTCTCGGCCGCCGCCTCGATCTGCGCCAACGCATCGGCGCGGGCGTTCTCGGCCGCCGCCTCGATCTGCGCCGGGGTCGTCTTGTGCGTAGGGATGATGTGGTCACTGGTGAGGGGAGGAGATGCTATCAAAGGGGATGCGGAGGGCGCGGACGCCGGGGTAGCCGGTGGCGTGCAGCCTATCAGCAGCAGAAGCCAGTAGAGGGCGCGGTTCATCGGTTCAGCAACCGACCATCGGAACATGACTTGGGCGACTGCGTGCAGGCGATGAAGTCCAGTTCCTTCTGCATTTCGTTCATACGCTGCTTGAACACTTCATTCGTTTCAGTCAGGCGCAAGGCGGTGGTTACCGCGTTTTCGGTCTGCCGCTCCTTAATAGCTTCGATCAGGTCTGACTGGCGCTGCCAAGCGAACGCACCGACGACTATTACACTTAGCAGTGTAAAAGCGAAAGCCACCGCGGGAATGCGAGAGAAGAACTGATTAGGCGCGAGGTCAGTCATCTTCTATCCTTTTCCACAACTTCGGGCTTGGCCGTGAGCTTGTCGTCGATCGGCGCGCTATGGGTGCCGGGCGCCGCGCTTTCCGGCACATAATCCGACGCAACCGGTTTCCATGTGTCGTAATTGAAGTCGAATTCCTGCGGCCAGCCTGTCACCCAATAGCCGAAGCGGCTCTCAGGACTGCGCACGCAATACGTGTGCGATCCATCGACCACGAAATTATAAAGCTGCGTTGACGGCCGCGCGTAGAATTCCTCGATCAGCACCACGCGCCGCGCGCCCGCCGTGGTGCGCAGTTCATGCCCCACCGCTAGCTGCGCCAGGCGCGCGCGCGGCAGGCCGACGTTGCGCCATTTGGCTGGACCGTCCGCGGTGATGACCGGCACGAAACTGCCCCACTCGGCATAGATCTGGGTGAGGCTGTTGGTATAAAACCCCGACAGATCGGCCGCGACGTGCGGATGATCCGGGGATGTGATGTGTTCGCCATTGAGCGCGAACAGGTTGCGCCGGCCGAGCAACGGGCGATCAAGCGCCCGGATCGGGTTGGACTCGCCCCTCGCGCCCGCAACCAGCTCGCCGATCGCCACTTGCTCGATCGGCTGCCAGACGCCATCGGCCATCAGCACATAGCTGCCGCCGACAAAGCAGGAGCCGCCGCCGGTTTCGATGCCGCCGCTGCCGGAGGCCGGGTAGGGCACGGTCTGCACGTTGGTGATGCGTCCGAGCGCGTCGATCGTGATCTGTAGCGCGCCGCTGGTGCCTCCATAGGTCCCGGCCGTGAAGCCGCCGGGACTCGCCAGCACTGCCTGGTCATTGACGTAGGCGGCCTGCGCGTTGAGCTTGCCGGCGCCGAGATTGCCGCCGGTCGGCGTGCCCACCACGAGCGACGGCAGCGCCGCTATCGAACCCCACGTCGAGCCATTGGAGGTCAAGATGTTGCCGCTCGCGCCGGGTGCGACCGACTGAAGCGCCGCCGTGCCGTTTCCGAGCAGCACAGAGTTGGTCGGAAGCGTCGCTGTGCCGGTGCCCCCACTAGCAACCGGCAGCGGCGCAGTCAGCGCCAACGACGCCGCGGCGAGGGCGCCAGCTATAGACACAAGGCCGCTCGCGCGCGTTACCGTCAAATATGTCCCAAGGAACGCGCCGGCATCACCCCATGCCAGCAGAACAAAATCCGACCCTGCATTGGCGCCACTTTCAGCCGTCGCGTTGGCGCCGAACGCCCATCGCTCGCTGGATCCCGTCTGGACACTTACAAGCTTCGCAGTCGCAGCCGGCGCAGATAGGATAGCGCTGGCCCCACTGGCGGCCGTCACTGTCAGTTCATCGGCGGTGGCGCCCCCGATCACTGACAGGCCGCCGCCCGATATCAATAGGGCACCCGACAGCGTGCCGCCGGCAGCGGCCAGCGCGCCCAATGCGGCCAGCGCCGCGGTGAGCGTGATCGCGTCGCACACCGGCGCCATGGCGTCCGAGATCGTGCCGCCACCACCTCCGCCGCCGCCGCCCCCCTCCGGCGGGGCGATGGCAATCGTGTTGCCGAAACCATCAAACGCCAGGAACAGTCCGGCCCGGATCACGTCCGACGGCAGCGTCAGGTTAAGTCCGGGCGCATCGGTCGCCGGTGCCTGGATGGCGCGGGCCAGGCCCTGCTTGTTCTGCTGGCTGAGCATCGTCAGCCGGTCCAGGGCGCCCTCAATCGTCTTCGCCGGCTGCGGCCCGTTGGCCGTAAGCGAACTGAGCTGTAGATTGCTGACGCTGCGCGCGATCGTGACCTTCACGCCGGAAAGCGGCGCGTTGGTGAACACCACGGCCCCGCCGCTGAGATATTCCCCGGTCTCCGGGTCGTTGGTTCCGGTCACGACGTAGTCATAGGTTCCGGCGCCGTTCAGCACCGGCTGCGGCGCCACGGGCACGCCGGTGGCCGTGGTCAGCAGACTGACGCCGAGGTCACTCGGCGCAAAGAAGTTGAACGGGAAACCGAATGTCGTTGTGACGCCGTTGCCGGCATATTGCGGCGGCGAATAGACGTTGGGGACTGTCACGGCCTGGGTGCTCCAAGGTTCGGCATTGCCATCGCCCCGCCTGGCGCGCTGGGTGGCGCGGTCAGCTCGGCACGGCGCGCGGTCCATTGCGCCTGGACCTTCTCGGCCAGGCCCGCATCACCCTGCAGCAGTGCGTCTTTCGCTCGGCCGCGCGTTTCATTGACCAGCTTCACCACCTGCTGCGCGCGCTCCGCGTCGGATTCGCCGTTCCATTCCTGCTGATCGCCGGTCTGGTCGGTGCCGCTCGCCAATGCGTCGAGCTTGTCTTTCAGCCCAGCATGGCCGGGCTGGCCGTCCAGCGGCAGGTCGTTGCCCGCCAGCTTTTTCAGCGTGTAATGCTGCCACGGGTCGAGCGTCACGTGTGCCGGCACGCCGCTGCCATCCTTCGCCACAAAGGTCTGCGTTCGTCCTGTGGCGTAAAATCCCAGCTTGCCGTTATCGGCCTGCGGGAAGTCCTGCCGGTGCTGCCAGATCCAATTTTCGATCGGGCTGCCGCCGGCGCCGCTTTGCGTGCTGACTGGCGAAAGCAGGTTTGCCAGGAAGCTGCCGGACGCGCCGGGAAAGAAGCCTTGCCGCTGCGGCACATCCTGGCCCCACATCGTCGTTTGCGGCGGCAGCTTGCCGGCCACGCCGGGGATCTCGCTTTGCATCGTCTCAAGCATGCCGCTGTGCGCCCGCCGGCTTTCGTCCGCGGCACGCTGGATGCCCGGCGCGATCTGTGGAATCACCATGCTGCTCGCCTGCTGAGTGATCCACCGCACGCCCTCGCTCGCCGGCGCGTGCAGCGCCTGCAAGAAACCCGCGATGCTTTCCAGGTAGGTTGCCGACAGCACCGCGTTGCCGACGCCGAAAATCGCCGACGCGGCGATGTGCGTTGCGTCCTGCTCGGACGCGTAGCGCGCCACCTCCACGCTGTCGGCGATCATGCCCAGCAGGCTGCCCAGCGGCTCAATGCGCCGGTAACCGTACCAGTCGCCACCGTTGGAGAACCTGATCGAATAGTCGGGGATGCCGGTGTTCTGGTGCGCCTCGCGCAGCCCCGGGTCGGACGGGCCGCCGCCGGTCATGTTGCCGCCCATCGTCATGCCGTAGCCCAGCGCGGTGATGCCCGTGCCGAGCCCCAACTTCGCCAGCGCGATCGAGCGGCGCGCGCCGCCGGCGGCAAGGTCCAGCCGCATCTGGCTTTGCGACAGTGCCAGCGGCAGCGGCGTCATGTTGAAACCGGCCTTGATGATGTTGGCCGGAACCTTGATGAACGGCAGCAGGCCGCGGATGAACGGGATATCGACGCCGCCGACGATCACCGGCCAGTCGGCCAGAGCCTGCAACGCCGCGGCGACGCCGGTCAGCGGCTCCTGAAACGTCGAGCGCAGCGAGTTGGTCATCGCCTGCTCGTGCAGCTCTCGCGGCAAGTTGCTCAACAGCTCCTGCTGGCGGTCAACCTGGTCCTGGCCGGTCAGCCCCTCCCGCCACGCCTGGCGCCACGTCAGCGCGTTCAGCTCGGCCCGGTAGTTCATGACCTTGGCGAAATCGTCCGCCGCCGAAATCAAACTGGTCGGCAACATGGCGCGCAGATACTGCCAGCCGGCCCATGTCGGACTGCTCTGCGTTGGCGTGTCCGGCCCCATGCCGTCTTTCAACACGCTCTCGCGCGGGTCCGGCGCGATGCCGTCCAGCGTGTTGTAGTCCTCATAGAACTGCGAGTGCCCCGCCATCGCGGCGCGGCCGGCGGCGCGAAACGCATCGCCCATCGAGCCGATGTAGCCGGCCAGCAGGGCGCCGGTCTCGCCCGGCGCCACGCCGTCGCCGGCGGTCTCGGCCAGGTAGCGGCTGACCAGGTTCCAGATCGCCATGCCGGTGTCGCTGAGTCCCTTCTTGACCAGCGTCACCGGATTGGAAAGCAACATGTTGTACCAGCCATACAGCAGCCCGTCGCGGCTGGTCATGGTGCGCAGCGTGCGCAGCCACGGCGCCACCATCGCCGGGTCCGGCAGCATGGCGATCCGGCGCACCACGGCCTCGGCGTTGTCAGGGCCGATGTTGGCGATAACGGCGCGCACGGCCGCCGCCTCGTCGCCGCGCGCGTCGAACTGCAATTGCCGCGCGCGAAGCGCCCGGCCCTGCTCGGTGCCAACCTGCTGCCACTCGTCGGCAAATCGCATCATCAGCGCGACGCTGCGCAGCGCCTTGGTCCAGTCCTCTTGCAAGCCGCTTTCCACCGCGGTGCGCGATGTCTCCTGCACCTCCTTGGCGGCGGCATCCTCCATCAGCTTGTAGGCGATGATGCGCGGCGCGTCGGGCAGCCGGCCGACCAGCAGCGCGCCAAGGTGGTTCAGGTCCATCTGCTGGCTGTAGGCCAGCATTTGCAGCACCTGGTCGCGCATTGCCGGATCGCGCGGCATGAAGCTGGCGAGCCGGGTCACCTCGGCGTCCAGGTCGCCCTGGCCGGTAAGCTGCTGCAGGCTGACTTGCACCGGGTTGTCGCCGCTCTCGCCGGACAGGTAGCGGCGGGCGGCGACCACGATATCGGGGCTGGCGGCCAGGCGGTCGATCGGCTGGCCGTTGATGCGGATCGGCGCCTCGGCGGTCGGACCGTAGTCGGGTCCGGCCACGTCGGGGCTTTGCTGGTGCGGCGTGCCGTTGAAGGCTTGCCAGTCGCCGGACGGGTGTTCTCCGACGTTGACGGTAGCATCAGCCGGCGGCGCCTCCGAGCCTGCCCCCGGGTTTGCCCCGGGGGTGTCGAACAGCCCCCCGCCGGGGGGCGCTACTTCTCCGGGACGCCCTCCCGCATCGCCAGATCCCGCGCCGCCAGCATCTGCCCCTGTAGCCACGCCTTCCTCGATTCCGGTGCGGACAATCCTAAGAAAGCGTCGGCCGGCGTCCGCTCGGGTTGCGGAGCCGGACTTGAGCTCGCGGGCAATGGCGCTGAGCTGGTCGCTGATAGGTCCTTTTGTGGTGGCGAGTGTGGTGAGGAGTTGGGTTGCTTGTTCATCGGTGGTTAACCTCGCTTGGTTGCCTTCGGTGTCCAGCGTGTTGCCGGTGCCGGACTGGATTTCCGCCGCCCGGTTAACCAGCACGCGGAATGTGCCGCGGTCGCGGCCGAGCTGCTTGTTCGCCTCGTCGATGATCTTCGCACGTTCGAGCACGACTGACGAGGCAAATGCTTCGGGGCCGAACAGGCTGTCTTGCGTGCCCATCGTCGTGCCGCTTGACAGCAGATCGCGCACCATCATCTCGGCCTGGAAGACGTTTTCCGGCCTGGCCTGCGCCAGCACGCGGATTGCCTCGCTCTGCTGCAACGGGTCGGTCACCAGCCGGCCTACGATCGCCGCCTGGTTGATCGGGATCACGCCGTTGACCGCCATCCCGAATGCGTCGTCGCCGAGCTTTGCCAGCGCCTGGCCGTCGCGCACCAGCGCACTTTTCGGCGGCAGCGGCGGCATTTCGATGCCGTTGGCCGCGGCGACACGGATCACCTTGGCGGCGTCGATCGCGGTGCCAGTGCCCTCGGCGATGTTCTTCGCCGCGGCGATCGCGCGCACCATGTCGACGGTGTAGCCATCTTTCGCATCAAGCACGAACGCGTTGAGCCTCACGCCGGACTGCCCGGCTGCCTCAAGGCGCTGCGCCAGGCCGAGCCGCTGGTGCCCGTCGGCGATCATGTCCTGGCCCTGCGCGTTACGGTGGACCAGCACGGTGCCGGCCAGACGCGGGTCCCACTTCTGCACGCCGGCCAGCCGGTCGGTCACGCCAGCCTCGTCTCCGCCGGCCTTGAATTGATACGTTGCCGCGTCGGTCCCGATCCCGCTCGGAACCAGGCTTTCCAGCCCGCCCGGTGTGCCGCTGGCGGTTCCACCCCGCATCGCGCCGACGGCCGCGCCGATCAGCGCGTGACCTGCCATCGGCAGCGCTGTGCCGACCACGGCCCCGGGGATCGCGTTGGCGAGTCCCTCGGTCGCCGGCGCGCCGGTCTCCAGGTTGGTGATCGCCTTCTCGCCGACGGCCAAGGCCGGCTGCACGCCGAACGCCTGGAACAGCGCGTTTTTGACCAGACCCGAAAACGGGCTGGCGCCGAACATCGCCCAGCCGGCGGCCGTAAACGCGCCGTCCTGGCCGGATTTCGCCACCGCCTGCTTGAACGCCGCTTCGGGGTCCAGCCCGGCCTTGGCGCCGGCGGCGTAGTAGGGACCGAGCGTCTGCGCCATCTGCACCGCGGCAGCGCCGAGTGCGCCGCCGCCGAGCGCGCCGACCGTGGCGCCGGTCTTGCCGCCGGCCTGTTCCCCGGCAACGCCGCCGAGCAGGCCGCCGGCAAACCCGCCCGCCAGCACCGGCGCGCCGTGCGCGATCTGATACACCGCCTTGGTCAGTGCGGTTTCCGGGTGAACCATGTCCGACCAGGTCAGCGGCGTCGCGTAGTCGGCCGGCGCCGCCTCCGCGTCGGGTCTGGCCCGGGTGATGGCGTCGCCGAGCTGGTTGAGGTCGCGCAGGTTCTGCGCCAGGCCGCCGGTGACCGCGGCGCCAAGCGCGCGAAAGAAGCCGGGCGCCTCGGGCGAGCGGCTGGCGTCATCGATTTTCAGCCCGATCGGCCGGTTCGGGTCCTGTGGTCGCACCGTCACGGTGGGGGCGGCGGCTGGAATGCCCGGTGCCGGGGGCGCGACAGCCGCTGGCGGCGTGGCGCCCATTGGACCGGCAAACGCTGGCGCTGGCGCTGGCGACGCTCCTGGGGCTGCTGGGGCGGCTGCTGGCAGTGGCGTGCCGCCCGGCATGGGCGCCGGTGCCGTCCCGGGTTCCGGCAGTCGGAAACCCGCCTGCGCGGCTGCCGCAGCGAAATGGCGCAACGGCTGGCCGTCGTCGATCGGCGCCGGGCCTGGCGGTGGGGCGGGCCCTGGAGCCTGTTGCGTTGCCGGTTCGGTCATTGCAGTGGCACCGAAGTGGACCCCGGCCAGGGGGTCGACGTGTTCGGCGGGGGCAGCGCCGCGGTTGCCGCCGGAGCAGCCGCACCCGGCAGCCGCACCGGGCTCGGCTTCGGCGGCAGCGGCACGCCGTTGCGCTGCTCCAGCATCGCCTTGAGCTGACGGAGCTGCGTGGTCTGCCCGGCATAGGTTGCCGCGTCGATCTTGCCGGCCTTGTAGTCGGCGTCGTTGGCTGCGTTCACCCGCAGCCAGTCCTGCTCGGTGCTGACGTAGTCGCCGGCGACCGTTTGCAGCGATGATGGCGGCTGCTGATAGCGCGTGATGATGTCCTGCGCGGTCGCCTGCGGGTTCTGGTGCAGCACAAGGGCGCGGTTGACGTATTCCGCCTGCGCCACCATCGCGAGCTGGCCCTGCTTCTGCTCGTCCTTGCCGAACACGCCGCGCTCGGCCGCCTCGGCGTTGAACGCCTGGCGCACCTGCGCCAGCCCGGCGGTGTAAAGCGCGTTGTCCTGGGTCTTCGACTGCTCGTCGACGGCCTTCAGCAGATCCACCGCGGTTTTGCCAGATATGCCCTGGTCGCCGTCCTGGCCGGCGAGTGCAGCCGCGGTGATGTCGGCGCCGGTCAGCGTGCGATCGTTCAAGTGCGCGATCAGTTGCAGGGTCGTCATGGTGTTGTCGGTGCCCTCGCGCTGCCTGGTCAGCGCGCCCTGGATCACCATGAAGCCGCCGGGGCTGAACAAGCCCTTGCGGCCGGCCTCGTCGATCGCCGCCCGGTCCATCGGCTTGCCGTCCGCGATATCCGCCAGCACGCCGGTTTCGTTCCGCCGCAGCATGGCTTCCTGGTTCTGCTGCGCCATGGCGTCCTGGTGCGCGACCGCCGCGTTGTTGCGGTTCTCTACCCGCATCGCCTTGAAGCTCGCTTCGCCTGCCAGCGACGACGCGCGCTCGGGCAGCAGCCCGGGGAACGCCTGCGCCGACGCGCCCGGGTCGGCCAGCAGCGCCGCGGCCTTGATCGGATCGTTGGCGATCAACCGCTTCGCGTTCACCTCGGCGATTTGGCTGGTGAATTGCAGCTTGCGGTCGGCGCCCTCCTGCGGCGTCATCCAATGCGACGCCACCGCGCTGTCGATCGTGTCGTTGCCGAGCTGCAAAAATTGCTGCCGCCCTGCCTCCGAGGTCGCCAGCGCCGCGTCCTGTGCGTAGCCTGCCCGGATGGTGTCGCCCTGGCCGCGAAACTTGCTGCTTTCCACCCCGAACGCCGCGTCGCGCGTTTCCTCGGCGCCGATGATCGACCGGCTGGTCAGGCTGCGCTGCACGTAGCTGGACACTTCCGGGTCGGACGATTGCCCCATCGTGTCGTGGATGATCCCGGCGGCGCCGGTCTGGTAGGCCGCATGCGCGGCGGCGCTGTCGTCCGTCTTGCTCAGCGTGAATTGGAGATTCTGCAATTGTTGCATACCCGACGCGGTCAGCGTGGTGCTGTCCTGCGTGCGCTTGGCCTGGGCATAGATCGAGCCCCAATCGGTGCCGGCCTGCTCGAGCGCGCCGCCGGCCTGACCGAGCGCCTTGCTCGGCGCCTCGAACTGCGACGCATCGGCGTACGGAAACGGCGCGCCGAGCGGTGCCATTTCCGTGTTCTGGAAGATGGGGATTTCGGGCATCTACGGACTCACCGGCGTGCCCTGCGTGGGCGCGACGCCCTGGCCGCCCGGGTTCGTCGTGCTGAAATACGGTTGCAGGTTCTTCGCTGCGCTCGAGGCGCCAGACAGCAGCGTGCCAAACGCGCTGATCGGCGCAGCGGCCGCGGCTTGCTGACCGCCGAAGGTCTGCAACGCGGCCGTGCTCTGTAACCCCTCGGCCTGGATCTTGCCCTGATACAGCGTGAGCTGCCGGGTCATTTCGCCTTGCGATTGCAGGTCCGACATGACGGACAGTGGCGTGCCCTGGCTCACGTCGACGCCGCCGGCGCCATACGCGCTTGCCACCGCGCCGATCTTCTGCCGGGTCTGGTCGGCGATCTGCTGCGCGTTGGCCTGGCTGCTGGACAGCGCCACCTGCGCCTGTTCCTCCGCCACGGCCGCGTTGTAGTCAGCCGTGTTCTTCGCGGTGGCGCCGGCGTTGATCGCGCTGTAGCCGGTAACCGCGGCGCCGGCGACGGCCGCCGCGGCGGCGATGAAGGGGAGGGCGGGGGCGATGAACGGCATCAGGCGGCAACCCGGGCGAACATGCGGTAATCGCGGCCCATCGGGTCGCGGCAGCGCATCAGCCCCTCGCACTGCATGCCCATCAGCCGGGCGAATTTTATCCCGTCCCACGGATCGCCGACGCGGCTTGCCATCTCGATCCGCTTGAAGGCTGGCAGCTTCTGGTACTGGTCCATCAGCTCGCGCAGCGTGCGCAGCGCGACGATGCGTGCCGGCATGTCGGCCCGCGGCGACAGCATCATCCACGCCTCGGCCATGCCGTGCCAGCGCGGCAGCAGGCCGCCGGCGGCCAGCACGCGCCCGTCGCCGAGCAAGGCCCCGCAGTATTGGGGGTGGGTAAGGAACTGCGCCAGGAACGCCGGGTCCGCCGCCAGCTCGCGGGTCAGCGGGTCAGCTTCCTCCAGCACGGCCGCCCGCAGCAGCACGGCATCGAGCGGACGGATGATCCGAAACCGCGTCATGGCTGCGCCATTTCCTCCAGGTCCACGCTCGCGCTGATCCCCAGCACGGTGAACGGCAGCGGCGACGGCTGGGTCAGGATCATCTGCTGCTCGCGATCGTGCGGCCCGCGCGCGTCGAGTTTCCGGATGCCGGTGAACAGCGGCGCCGCCTGGTTCATCGCATCGGCCGCGCTGCGTGACGGGATCGTTTCGAGGTTGTCGGTCATAGCGCTGGTCATCGGGTCGGTGGTGCGGGTGCCGACCTGGCCGCCGATGGTTTCCAGCAGCCGGATGAACAGATGGTCGATGCGCTTGACGCGCCCGGCGACGCCGGCCTGCGCCGCGCGCTGCGGCGAGGCGGGCATGGTCACAATGACGGGCGTCGAAGGTAGCCCGGCGATCACCGTGCTGGCACCTGGCACCGGCAACGTGACGTTGCCGGCGGTGGCCGTCTGCGTGCCGAAATCCTGCCCGTCGCCGAGCACGGCGACGGTCTCCCCGTTCAGCGCGGCGACGCCTGAAAACACCGTCACCAGCGGCATCATCGTCCAGCTTCCGGTGAGCGCCGGGGCCTGCGAGGTCAGCGGCAGCAGCACCTGGGCGGTCACCTGCCTGGGGCCGATGTAGGCTGTGACATTGAGGCTGCCGCCGTTCAGCCTGACTACCTGGCCCACACTGGCGCTGGAGAACACCGCGGCGTCGGCGATCAGCGTTCCGGTGCCGGTCCAGGCCGGCGCCACGCCGGTCAGCGTCGCGCTGTTGGTGTAGCCACTCGGCGTCACGTCGGCTGCTGGCGCGGCCAGCACGTTGCTGACGGCCGCGTCGAGAAACCACGCCTGCTCGGCCGGCTGGTTGGCGTAGAACTTGCTCATGACTTCGATCGAGCGCCACGGCACGCCGTTGACGGTGCGCAGCACCGCAAGCCACACCTCGTCATAGCTCTGGTCTGGCGACGGAATGACGGTCAGGCTTTCGACGATCGGCGGTCCGCCGTAATACTGGCCGCCGAGCTGGTGGCGATGCCAGGCGACGATTTCCTGCTCGCGCAGATACGTCAGCCCGATCAGCGTTCCGTCGCCGCGGATCATCCAAATCACGCCGTAGGGCGATTGCTGGTAAGCCATCTGCGCCACGCCGGTCTGCGTGATGTGCTCGGCCAACACGGACAGATCCGGCCCAAGATAGCCGTTCACCTGCCACTGAAAGGTCCATTCGTGCAGCTTGCGGCCGGGCCGGTTGAAAAACAGCACGGATTTCAGGATCCGCAGCGGGCGCACGTTCGGTGCGCTGCCGAGCGCGGTTTCGCGATACGCCTGCACGCTGGCCGGGGTCAGTGCCTGCGCCGTGGTGGCCGCCTGCATGATCTGTTCGCCGGCCACGGTGCCGATGCCGAGCTGCATCGCCTGCGCGCTGCCGGCCGGTGACAGCCAGCGGACCCCGTTCACGCCGTCATCGTCGATGACCCACGACAACGCGTTCACATCGGTCACGCTACCGTCGGACTGGCTCGGTGCGAAATTCGGAAAATCGCCGACGACGCTGAGCTCAAGCGCGTTCGGTTGGTTGTTCGTCCCGCACAGCGCCAGGCGTTGCTGCCAGAACGTCGGCAACCACGGATAGCCCGTGGTGCCGCACCATTTGCCCAGCTGCCAGTCGAGCGTGGACAGCGTCGGGATGGTGCCACTCAGGCTCGACCAGACCACGCCTTGATCGACGATGCCGGTGCCGGTCCCTGACACGCCAGGCGCGCCGGTGGTTAGGCCCGCCTGGGTACAGACGTAATCAATTCCGCTCCTCGATACGAGCGCGCCGACACCGTAATTGTACAAGCCAAGGGGCGGCGAGCCCTGAGCGTAGGGCGCCACCACAACGCCGGCGCCGGCAGCGGAAAAGTTCCACACCGCGCTGCCGTCGGCGATGTTGGTTCCCGTGCCGGTCGGGCCGCCGCTGCTGGCCGATAGGCCGGCGACCACGCAGCGATAATAGTTGTCGCCGTTCAGCGCGATGGCGCCCGCGGGGTAGCCTGTACTTGCAAGCCAGGGCGCGCCGTCGAGCCCGAAGGCGCCGTTGGGATTGGCCGGCTGCACTGTCGCCTGCACCACATTGACGTTGGTGACGCTCGCGATGGTGAGCCACCCCCAGAGCGATTGGAGCTTGATACGCAGGTGGCGTCCGACATCGGTCGCCTGAAAGCCCGCTCCGTTGTTGATGCCGGTGACGCTTGATGCAGTGACGGTGACCGTCCCGGTGTTCCCGGACAGGCTGAGCGTCGTCGCCGTGGTGTTGATGCTCTGGTATGGCCCATCGCGGAACGCGTACGGCACCAGCGTCCAGGCCGTGTTGCTGCTGCGGTCGAGCGTCTGTGTCGGATAGCTCGGATGGCACAAAAATAGCTCGTCATCGCTCTGCACGTATTCGAGCTGCGGCGTGTCGGTGCTGAGATAGGGCGTCACGACCTGCACCGGGCTGCCGCCGCTCTGCACCTGGCCGTCGTTGGCATAGACCCGCGCCAGCAGGTTGCCGAATTCGATCACATACGGTTGCAGCGTCGAAAAGATGAACTCGATCAGCCGCGAGCGAAAGCTGCTGCTGATCGCGCTGGCGACGCTCATGGTGCCGGGCCGGCGGGTGGCGCCGCCCTGCGGCATCACCACCATGTTCAACATCGTTTCGCACGAGTTATAGTATTTCGACACGTCGGTGCGCGATTTCATCCGCGGCGACAGCTCGCCGGCGGTGAAGTTCGTCAGGTCCACGCTGTCTTTCATGCGGCGGCCCTGCTCATGCGTGGCGTCCGAAGACGTGCAGGTGCCACTGCCGCCAAAGCCGCGCGCAGACCACCCAATCGGCATCCCGGCATCGATAGAACATGATCCACGGCCAGCATCTCACGCGCGCGCCCGCAGCCACACATCGTCGTCCAGCTCCCTGCTGGTGTTTTCCTGGCTGTCGACCAGGTCGGCCTTGTCCTCGATACGCTTCAGCTTGGTCTCGATCCCCTGCATGGTGCCCGACGACTGATCCAGCGGCTCGCACAGCTCAAGCGCCAGCTCCAGGCCGATCAGGTCGACCAGCAGCGCATCCATGACGGTCGGGTCCTGCAGGTCGAACAGATAGACGGCGTTGAACGGTGGCCCGTCATCGGTCAGCAGCAGGCCGGATTGCAGCTCGTAATCCGGCTGCGAATTGTCATCGTCGCTTTCGTCCCACATGCGCAGGAAGTCGAAGGGCAGCGGGTAGGCGTTGTCGTAATCGAACAGCGGCGCGGTGACGCTGGCGGCCAGCGCCATTTGCTTCTTCGCACACGTCCAGGGGTGCGCGCGCAGCACCCGGCGCCGCACCGGGTCGTAACGCTGGTTGCACAGGATGGCCCGTTTGGAGTTGTCGGGCGGGAAGGCGCTCACGATCAGATCCTCGCCGAGATGAATCATCGCGGCGTTGCAGATCGACGTAATGCTGTCGCCCTGGGCCATCCTGTGCAGCTCCAGCTAGTCGATCGCATACTCGAAGATGACAACCACGTTGCCGGTCGCCGGCAGGTTGGCGACGGCGACGGTCATCACGACATCCTCGTAACTTTTGGACAGGTTGCCGGTGGTCGCGTCGTAGCCGGTGGCGATCATCGCGCCGTGTGTCGCCGCGAGGCCGACCCGCGTTGGCGTATTGAGCCCGGTCAGGGTCTGCGCCGCGGCATAGATCGCCGAATTTCCGGCCCCCACGTCGCCGAGTGCGATGGTCGAGGTGCCAAGCGAGGTGTCGGTGATCAACTGAATCCCCGATATCACCGCGCCGAGCGGCAGGCGCGCCAGCATGATCGCGCTGCCGCTGGTCTGGCTGGCGAGCGCGAGGTTGGCGACCTGGATGCGTTCGCGTCCGCCGATCTGGCTGACGGTGGGCAGCGTCTGCACCGCGCCGCCGGTGTTCCCGGTGAGCGCGGCCATCTGCGTGGAGAAGTAAGTGGCGACGGTCATGTGCGACCGATCCTTTCAGGGTCTGCGGGCACCGCCCGCGCGTGGTTGCGTGCGTGAGCGGCCTAGGCGCAGATCAGTTCGACGAGTTTCTGTTCCTCCAGCCGGGCACCGCCGATCGCCATGCTGGCGTACGGATACCAGGCGAACGATTTGTCGGCCCGCTGCGCAAGCTGCGTTTCGATGTCCTGCGCGATGCCGAGCCCCATCGCCGATTTCCGCCAGGCGGGCACGCGCGTGTATCCGCTGGCATTGGTCAGCATCCGCTCGCTGTGCACGAACGTGAAACCCATGAACATCTTGATCTTGCCCTCGACAAGGGCTTTCACGGCGGCATAGTCGCTGTTGGTCGCTTCGGTGGTTGACAGCAGGTTGCCCTTCTGTTTCGCACCGACAAGGATAAAGCGTTCCTCGTTCTCGTCGCCCTCGGCCTGGTCGAGCGCCACCGAGGCATAGATCAGCTTGCTGATCGTCAGCCCGGCGTTGCCGGACCCGTTGCCATAGGTCCAATCCCCCACGGCCACCTGCGTGCCGGCCGGCTGCGCTGGCGTGCTTTCGGTATCGCCGGCCGGCCAGGTCACCACGGTGCTGCCGGAATGCCCGGCGTAGGCGTTGGCGAAGAAGCTGGCGATCAGCTCGTCGTCCACACCGCGATTCATCGCGTAACCGGCGTTGAGGCTGTAGGCGCTGGTTGGGTCGATCAGCAGCCGGACCTTGTCCAGCTTGTCGATCAGGTCGCCCCACTCGTAATCGTATGGCGCCACCCGGCGGCGCAGATGCTGGGTGTTCATGATCGGCGAGTCGCCGCCGCGCGACTGGCGCTTGCGCGCGGCCGTGGGGGCGAGCTGTTCCAGGTAGCCGGACTCGGCCGGCACTTGGTCTTCAAGCACTTTGCCGCGCAAACGACTGTCCATCTGCTGGGCGATAAACCGCACGGTGCCAGTGAACTGCTGGATGAATGCGGTGGTGATCGTGAAGCTCATTGGTTTGTCCCGTCATGCCCGGCGTCCTCAGCCGGGGCGTTGCGTGACGCCGCGCACCCCCATGGTGCGCGGCGCATCCGACGGTTGAGCTCCCCGATTCCGCGCAGCTCGCGCCATATCGGACCCGTGCCTGGCGCGTTTCGTTCGCTTGTCACGCTCGCCTCAGCCGGACCCTTGCGAGCTCCCCGGCGCCGCGAGAGGCACGAAAATCGGTTAAGCGGTTGCTTCCTCCGGGTAAGCCTGTTCATACAGCGCCGACATTTTCGCGACCGCCGCCGCGTGCCCCGGGTTCGCTTTGTCGGTGTAGGCTTTGGAAAACTGCACCTCGCCGAGCAGTCCGGCGATCTGCTGCTGTGCTTCGACCGGCGCCAGTTGGCCCGTGCCGCCGCCGCCGCGTCCCGTGACCCCGTCCTCGGCGAGCTGCTTGCCGAGCTTCGCCAGCCCTCTGACGATGCCGATCGAGTCGCCGTATTTCGGGCTTTCCTCCAACAGCTTCGCCACGTCCTCGCCGAAGTAGTGCACCGCGGCGGCGCGGGCCTGCGCCATGTTCTCGCCGTAGGCTTTGCCCCATTCGCGGTTCAGCGTCGCCTCGTTGCTGGCGCGCAACGCGACCGCCGCGGCGCCCTCGTCGCCGACCATCTTGTTACCGAAACCTTCATAGGCGGCGATCACCGCGTCGAGCTGCTTTTGATTGAGGCCGGCCGCGTGAATTGCCGGCAGCATCGCCGCCTGGAACGTCTTGTCGGCCTCGGTGAACGCGACCTGCCCGGCCGGCGGCTTGACGGTGTAGCCGTCCACCTTTTCCGGCCGGCCGAGCTTGGCATAGACGCTGCTCCAGCCCTCGGCATCGTCGATCCCCGGCAGCTTCACCAGATCCTCGGGCCGCCCGCCGATCATCTTGGCGGCGGAGTGGTAGCTTTTCGCCAGCCCGTCGAGATCCTTGATGTCGCGGAACACCGCATCGGCCCTGATCGCCTCGGGCAGACTGTCCGCGAACGCGGCCGGCGCGGCGGGTGGCGGCGCTACCGCGCCGGGCGGCGCTCCTCCTGCGCTGGGAGCACCTGGTGAGCCTGCCCCCGGGCTTGTCCCGGGGGGAGCGCCGCCAGGCGCGTCGGGGGGTGCGTAATAAATGATCCTCAGCATCTTATTCCGCTCCTGTATTGGCAAGCGATGCGTTCGCCTGGCGCTTCGCGAGCTCAAGCATCATCGGCTCGGTCCAGCGCATCCGTTCGATGATGTGCAGCCCGATCGCCCGCTTGCCGTCGTTGAAGTGGGTCATGCCGGGATCGCCGGCGACCGCGCTCACGGACAGCACGCCGGCCTCGCGCAGCAGGTCGTTCAGCACCTGCTCGCCGCCCGGGCCGCTGAACACCTCGCGATACAGCGCGCCGATGCGGGCGCGGCGCGTCCATGCCTCAGGTAGCAGCAAAGGCCCCTCCCTGCTTTTGCGCCTCGATGAATTCCGGGGTCGCGATCAGCGCGCCGATGTCCAGCAGGAAGCGGCGGTATTCCGGCGTCGTAATCAGCACCATCTGCAAGGTTGCGGCCTCGAAGTCGGGCCGGAAACCGAACGGCCGGATCTCGCGCGCCACACGCTCGGCCCGTGCCTTAACCTTGTCCGTCCAGTAGTGCGCGACGTTGAATCCGTAGCGGTGCGCGTCGCAAAAATGCAGCGTGGTCATGATGCGCAGCGGCGTGTGGCCGAACATGTGCGGCGTGCGGCTCGGCAGGATGATGCGCGGCGCGCGCAATGGCTCGTACAGGCACCCGCCGGCCGGGCAGTCGCACCGCATGTCCGGCATCGGCAGTTGCTGCGAGGTGAGCGCACCCAGCCATGGCCGGCTCATGCCGCTTGCTGCATCGGCGCAGCCCCCTGATTCTGGTTGGCAGCGCCGGCGGCCATCATGCCCTGCGCCAGCGCCTGCGGCGGCACGCCGGCGGCGGCCATGTTGCCGACCGCGGCGCTGCCGTCCTTGGCAGTTTTCGCCATGCCCGCGGCCTGCAACTGCTGCTGCTGGTCGGCCTGCTGCTGCGCCGTCTGCGCGCGCGCCTGCTGCACGTCCGCCACCGATTTCAGCGCGCCGGCTGGGGCGTTCAGCAGCTTGCCGGTCAGCCGGATAATGCCCTCGGCGTCGACCACTTGGGCGGCCTGCGGATCGAGCTGCATCAGCGCAATCGCGGTCTGCACCAGGCGGCTGATCACGTCGAGCTGGCTGCTGCGCTGCGCAATCGCGATCGGGCTGATGTACTCCACGCGCAGCTTGGCGCCGGACAGGCTCGGCGGCGGGCGCGAGAACATCGCGTCGGGACCGAAACGCCGCGCCAGGCTGTGGCGCCACATGATCGCGAACGTGCGGTCGATCAGCGGCCCAAGGAACTCGCTTTGCAGCCGCGCCAGCATCGGCGACATGAGCCGCATCTTTTCGTCGCGGTTCTGCAACACATACGTCGCGGTGACACCCTTCCCGGCGCTCTGCGGATCGGTCACGTCCGACGGCATGCTCATCCACTCGACATAGAAACCGCGGATGATCTGCTGGCGCAGCGCGTTCACCATCTCCACGCCGAGCTGCACCTGGCCCTTGGTTTCCAGCGGCTCGATGCGGTCCTGGCTGCCGGCACGGTAGAAGTTCAAGCCGCCCGGCGTCGTCTTGATCGGCACCATGAATCCGTCGTCCGGCAGTTGCAGAGGCGGATCGACCACCTTTTGCGCCGCTTTCAGAACGGTCATCACCATGGCGTTCAGCATCTTGATGTCGGGCAGGTTGATCATGCCCGGGCCGCGGCCGTAGATCTCCGACGCCTTCTTGCTGAATCGCGGGCAGTGGTAGGGGAATTCGTTGAAGCCGCTTTCGCTGATCACCGTGCGATCGGCAACCGACACATAGACCGATTCCCACGGCTTGTTGCGACCGTCGGCGCGGTTCACGTCGCGCAGATGGCGCGGCTTCACCGAATGGATGAAGCTGAAAAGCGCTTCGGGCCGTTCGTCGTAGGCTTTCAGCACGTTCGGGCCGGCCTCTTTGCCCCATGCCTGCACCGCCTGCTTGGCGGTGTAGTCCCAGCGGCGCACGCAGGTGTCGATGCGATCTTCCTCGTTCTCCGCCAGACAGCATTCCTTGAGGTGGCGCGTCGAAAACAGGATCCCGGAGCGGTGGCTTTCCAGCTCGGCCATGACGGCAGTGCCGATGCTGCCGATGTCCAGGTAAAGTTCGCCGGACTGGCTGGCAAAGTTGTGTGTCGGGCCGTTGAATATCGAATACATCCGATCGCCGGCGTCCTGCAGCCAGGCCATGTTGGCGCCGTCGGCGTTCATGCGGTCGTCCATGCATTTCAGGCCGAACCACGGCAGCGTCGGGCTGGTCAGCAACGCGTGCAGGCCGGCGGCGAACTGCTCCAGCGCCCAAAGCGGGGTGCTGTCGTAAATGTATTGCATCAGCTTCTGGCCGGGCGTGCGCTGCGTGATGTAATCGGCCCGGATCGGCAACAGAAAGTTGCTGAGGTCTTGCCAGTGGGTCAGCCAAACGCCTCGCGCGCCGTTCTTGGTTTCCCAGCTCTCGATGGCTTCGGCGGCAAGGTCCACGGCCATCGCTATTGGCCTAGCAGCGTCTTGCGCAGCACCGGTGGCGCTGTGCTGACACCCATACCGCTGGTCAGGATGGTCGACCCGCGACCGCTGGCCTCGGCCTGGGTTTGCCGCAAGGCGTCGGCCGCGGCTTCAACCGCCGGATCGGTCGGCGTCGGCGCCGGCTGCGGCGCGGCTGGCACGGCCGGCATTTTGGCGCCCCCGAAGCTCATTTGCGCGGCATCGGATCAGGGTTGGAATCGGCAAAGCGCGGCAGCTCGGTCGGTGCGACCGGCAGCGGGCCGGTCACTGCCAGCACCTGGGCCTCGGTAACCGGCGTGCAGAGGTTGGCTTCGTAGGCCGCCGCGACGCCGTCCTGCACCTCGCGTTGCAGGATGACGCCCGGCGCATACAGGTCGATCGCCGCGATCAGGTCATAGTAGCTGCTTCCAGACACGTCCCGGGTCCTCAGTTCTCGACGGCGCTGATGTTGACCGCGGTGAGCGCGGTCACCGAGATGGTCGCCACGCTCTCCGCCGCCAAGTCGATCCAGTAGGGGGTGCGGAGCGTGAGCCCGGTCACGTTCGCCATCTGGCAGGTCGGCAACGCCACGTCCGCCGCGGTCAGCGCGGCCGAGTTCTCGTAGGTTCCGATGGTGCCGATCTGCGTTCCCGCCAGCGTGGCGGCGTTCGACGGCGCCGTGCCGGTGCCGTACGAGAGCTGGTAGGCGATCCCATCGCCGGCGTTGCCAGAAGTGTTGGTGATTGTGAAACAGACCGAGATAGCGATATTGCCCGACCGGACGGGCGTAATCGCGCCGGCAAGCCCCTGCATCGTGTAGGCCGACACACTCGCCGGGGCCGTTGGGTTGGACGGCTTCGACTGCACTGCGGCGCCCAAAACGGCCGCCTGTAACGCATACTTCCCGCTTGCGCCGCCAGAGTTTAAGAACGCCGCCGCAGTGTTCGCCGTCAACGTCTTCAGTGTTGCCCCGGTCAGCGTGCCGCCAGCCGGTGCTGCGACGGTCAGTGCGGTGATGATCTGCGTCGAGAAGATCACCACCGATTGGCCGTCGTTCAAGGCGGGGAGATGGACAGTCAGCGTTGCGAGCGTGCCCGCTGGTGTGAGGTAGATCAGTGTCGTGTTGGCCGCAGGGACGACACTGCCCCCGGTGGCGGGGGTAGCGGCATAGCTGGCAGCCAGCGCAGGCATTCCGCCGCCATCCCCAAGACACGCCCCCGGCGCGCAATTCGTGCCACCCCACGTCGCAACATGGCCGCTCGTAGTGGCGCTTGGATTAGTGGCAGTCACACGACCACTCTGCACAGCGGAGCTTTGTGCATATGTGACGTGCGGCAGAGAGAGGGCAATGAAGGTAGCAGCAAGGATAGCACGTATCAGGGAGCGCATCAGAACGCCCCCCCGTAGTAGGCATGAACGTCGTTGTAATACGACACCGCCTGCGCCGTCGTTGGTGTCGTCCCGAGGATCGCCACCTCGGCCACGTCGCCGGTAAGCGGGGTGGAACCGCCGGTGCCAGACCCGCCAATACACAGTTTTTGTGCAAATTGCTCGGTGGTGCCGCTGCCAGTCCCTGGGATCCCATTGTTGACCGCAACCGAGACCGATCCGTTCAGATTATTTCCGACCAACAGCCCCCAAGTGCCATCAGTCAGGGGGGCGGTTGCTGAGGCCGTGTTGGAAACGATTGTGGCCGTGCTCGCGATGGCCGAGAAACCAAGATACTGCGAGTAGGACTGGTTGTTGCCAACCACTGCCGCAGCCGTCGTGTAAGCCCCGGTTCGCCGTGCGACTGCCATTATGGCCCACAGCGGAGTGAGGGCAACGTCAGGGGCTGCAGTGCATAGGTTCTGTGAGCCGTTAAAGTGCATCGTTGTGCGGCCAGAGAGATTGGCGAACGTCAATAATGGTTGATCCGCTCCCACGGGTTGGGATAACGCCACGGTTGGGTTATGTGCAATATTTGATCTATATTCAATTGACTGATTGTAGAGAGTGTTTACGGAACAAGTCGTTGCAGCGCAAAACGCCTGAGCAGATGCATCGTCAAAATCGCCAGTTGGAGAAAATCCAACATTCTGCGTTGTGAGATCGCTGGCGCGCTCGATCAGCGCAGCATAGCCGGTGTAGCTGAGGCGCAAGCGCCGGAGGCCATACAGACCACCATTCAGCTGCGTATCAGTCTGCCGGGCGGTTCCACTAACGACCCCGCCCTGTTGGAAATCAGAATATGGAACAATCGTATCAACGAGAAGCGGTCCGTAGAACCCAACAACATTTGCTTGGACCGCTTGATCCGTCGCGAGCGTTGTTTCACCTGCGACGATCGCGCCCTCGAAAAACTCTGTCGCCTCAAATGTGGCGTCGCCACCCGATCCGAGAACGATACCATTCTCTGTGATAGGTGGATTTACATATGGCACGGTCTGGAACAGAACGCGGAGCGTCCCTTTCGTCGCGTCCCCAACCTCAACCAGTTCGACGTTCGCCCCGTCATATTTTCCGAAAGCGCTCAAAATTATAGGATAAAACGCCAGCGGCCCGGTCGGAAGCCAGCGTTCGGTGTCTAGCCCGACACCAAGTTGGGATGGGTTGGCGGTGTAGAAACCTGGATTGTAGTTATTCTCGTACGCCAGAGAGAACATCGCACCAGACGGACAGTTGGTTTGTGTCGGGCAGTTCGTGGCGACCGGGTTCTCAGCTAGTCCATAGTCGCCGCAGCAAGTCCCATACCAGTCGGCGGCTCGAACGTAGTAAAGCGTCTTCGGCGCGGCCCCAGTGGGAATATTCACCCCAGTCCGATTGCTGTTATCATAGCTAGACATGTTGTTAACGTTGTTAAGAACTGGCAATCCGTTCCTGTGGTCTATATTCCACGCGGCCATGTTTGCCGTGTAAACAAGCAGGTGGTTGGCATTGATGGTTTGATCGAATAGTTCGCTCACCAGACAATCAGTTCCCAAGCAGAAGCTGGCCACCGCGGCTGCGTTGTAGAGGCCACTGGCCAGCGACCCGATATTGGCGGTGGTGCTGTCGCTTGTGCGTTCCAACTGAAAGAGCGGGCCAGTATAAGCGCCGAACAGCCGGCGCGCCACGCTGTGCGCTGCGACACAATTCTGGCCCGCTGCGGCGATGATGTCGCATGGGCCGATTGGGTTTGGGTTAGCTGGGCTGGAGACGACGGAGGTCCCCGAGATCACACCGGTCTGCGACGGCGGGCCGCCAAACTCACCAGCGCGCGCCGACGACGCGAGTGGAATGCAAGCGCAGGCCGCGACGATAAGGACGTGGAGATAGCGACGCATCAGTCTTCCCATCCGGCGACCTGGGATCCGGCCGTTCCGTACACGCTGAGGCGCCCCTTGAACGTCATACTGCTCCAATCGTCGCCCTGGGCGCCGGCGCTCCCCGCGGGAGATAGGATCAGCACGGTGAGGTTGCCGCCGGCGCCGTCGTCACGCGCCACCGTCAACGTAGCCACGCTCTGGTTCTGCACGCCCACATTGTTTCGCTGCGTGTTTGCGGCGATGGTCATCAGCAGGTTGAGGCCGGTCAGCGACGCCGCGTTTACCGAGTGGTCAATGCCGGTCGAGCCGGAGTGCGAAACCCAGCCCATCAGGCGCTCCGGATCGTTGCGGTAAGCGGGCCTTCGTTTGACGGACTCGGCGCCAGCGTCAGATACGCCTGGTTGACGGTGTCGATCGCGGTTACCACGAAATCCCCGTTGTTATGGTTGGTGCGTTCGACCAGGATCAGGTCATTGAGTGCGAAAGCGGCAAACGTGCCGTTGGCGGCCTGCACCTGTTTCGTTGTGGAGTTGACGAACGTGCAGCTCGCGGTGACGTTCTTGGTCATCCCGACGTCGCGCGTGTGGGTGCTGCTCTCGGACTCGCTTGGCGTCGCCGTCTTCTGCACGTTCTGCCGTGTGCGGGTGCCCGTCGATGCGCTCATTTCGGTTGTAATTCCTCGTTGGAGGCGAAGTCACCGCAGCGGTCAGTGGGCTGCTTTTCGATCGGCACCGGGTAGCGTTGGCATAGTCCGCGCCGTGGATAGTCCACCGCGCCCGGCCGCGGCGCAGTCGGCGGCGGTGCGGCGTTCGGCAGCCGGAAGTAGAAGCATGCGTCGCACCGATAGGTGTCCGGCAGCATGGTCAGTCGCCGAGGAAGGCGTCATCGCGCCATTCAGGGGTCGGCGTGTTGGCCTGCGTGTTGGCCTGCGTGTTGGCCTGCGTGTTGGCCTGCGTGATCCTGCTCCGCAGCCTGTCGCCGAGCGTCATCGGTGAGGGCGGCGCGGCGTCCGTAGCCGCGCCGCCCGGTCGTTGCGCCGGGGGTGCATGGGGATCGTTGGCGTGCGGCGTCGGGCCGGTGAAACCGGACTGCGGGGACCGGTCGCTCCCAACCATCTCCGACTCGTTCCTGACGACTCGGCGGTCCGCGTCGGCCGCCGGGCGGAACACGTTGGTGGCCTTGGCATCGTCCGAGATCGGAACGGCGTGCCACTCCACGGGCTTGTTCGGCACCAGCACCAGCACGTCGACCATGCGCATGTCGCCGTCCCCGTGCACCTGGCCGACGACACCGACCAGGGAGCCGAAGTGCTCAAGGTGCAGGTGTTCGGGGTGCGGCACAAAGGTGCCGATGTCGCCGAGCTTGACCATTGGGCGCGTCTCCCGTGGGGCTGTTGTTGCGTCCTCCCCAGGGTTTCAGTCAGCCGCCGCGTCGTGCAAGCGCTAAGATGTCTCATAATCGGCCTTTTGTGTCTCATAATCGGCCGGTTTCTGTCTCATAGTTTGGGCGCAGCGCCAAAGATGCTGGCGGCTCCGCCCATACAGCGCGGTCAGCACCTTCCACGACACATGCGCCTGGCGGCCGCGCAGCACCGCGTCGCCGGTCTCGGCCTGGCGGTCCTGCGACCAGTTCTGACGTGCCGGCATCATGGCTACCCTCCAACTTCAAGCGGGTTCCACTCGTGCTCGTGCTGCACGCTGCGCTGTGCGCGCGCGCGTTGCTCTTTGCGGTCGAACACCGCGGCGTGCTCGCCAGCGCCGAGGCAGACGTATTGCAGCGCATCGTGCGGGTGGCTCGCCTCGTTCTTCTCGGGTTCGTCGTGGTACTCCTCCACGCCTGGGCGCACGCGGCGGAACCGGTAGCTGGAATTGAAGCCCTCGCGCACCAGGATGCAGCGCGGGCTGAGCGTCAGGCCGGGCTGGCCGTCGATCATGCGCGTCAGCGGCAGCGTCACGGCGTCGATTCTTGGGATCAACCGGTTGGTCGGCGCCGGGATGATGGGGATACCCGTCTTGCTGCTGACGATCTGGATCCATGACTGCTCGCCGGCGCGCTTGTCGTTGCCGTCGGCGGCCGAGGGGTCGGCATAGCCGCGGATCGTCCGCGCGTTCGGGAAACGATCCTTTAATCGCCGCGCCAGCGCCTCGCCGAACCGCGTCGCTCCGGTGCCGGTCTCGCCAACCAGCTCGTCGATGATGCGCCATTGCCCGTTGGGCAGCCGCTGGTTGAACACCGCTGCCGGGTTCAGCCCGGCATCGAGGCCGATCAGCAGCGCCAGCCCCTCGATGAATTCAAGTTCGGTCAGCGCGGTGTGGACGGTATCGGCGAAGTCGGCATAAACCGGGCGGCCCTCGCGGGAAAACCCCGGCTTGTTGTCGATCATGCGGGCGATGTACCAAGCCTTCCGCGCGTTGGTGCGAGCCTGCCCGCCGTAGTAGTCCGGCGTCAGGTTTATCAGGTTTTCGGCGTTCGGGCTGCGGCCACCTGGTTGCTGGAACAGGTCGATATCGAGCTCGGCCAGCATCGACGGGCTGAGCTTGAAAATGTTGGTGTAGAGCCAGGACCGCAGCTCGGGCGCGTTGGCGTCGGCCAGCACACCGTGCCAGTTCGGACCGCCGTCATCCATGTCGGGAAACCGCCCGGCGCGCCCGACCGCGAACGTCAGCACGTCCTCGTCCAGCAGATCGAGCTCGTTGAGATACCAGGCGGTCACCTCGAACCCGCGCATCACGTCTTCGGCTGCGTTCTCGCCGATCGCGAGGAAATACGCCTCGAAATCGACGATCGAGCCGTCATCGAGCTGGAAGTTGACCCGGTGGGTGGCGGGGCCGTTCTCGCCGCCGTTGAAGGTGCCCATCTCCCGGGGCACGAGCTTGAACCAGCTCGGCAGCGTGGTGCGCCAGAGCTGGCGATAGGTGTCACGCACCACACCGAACCGAAACAGATGCACCAGCGCCCGCTCGCCCTGAGCGTTCCTGGCGAAACGGCGTTTGCTGGTGGTCTGGCGGCTGCCGAGCTGCATCCCTTTGATCAGACAGGTCGTGGTTTTTCCCGACCCGATCGGGCCATTGAGGATCTGAACCTTCCGCGTTGCGGCCATGAACCGCTCGGCCACTGGCCCTGGCGGCCGCCACGACAGGCGGATCAGGCCGTCCTCGTCGCTCATACCCCGGCCCTTGTCTTGGTCGTCCCGGTTCTGCCCCCGTCAACGCGAGCAGGGTCTTTCGGCGTTTTTTTGGCCGGGCCGCCCCGCTGGAAAGTGGGCAGATCGAGAAAATGCACAGCGGCAGGGGGAACGCGCGGGCGCTCAGCGCGAAAACCCGGGTGCCCCCCCCGCCGCTTTTTTCGACCAGGCGCGCGCCCGGCTGGTGCGTCGGCCAGGCGCAGCGCCCGCGCGCGCGTCACCGGGGGCGCCCACGGGCGGCCGGGCGTGGCGTGTGCCCTGGCGCGGCCGAGCTGACGAGGTCGGGCAGCAGCGCGCGCTGCTGCCGGCATCGATCGAGGATGCACGTGTGCGGTGGCAGCAGGTATTGGCATTGGCACTGTGGCAGCGGTTGCTGGCTCGGCGCGGCATGCTGATTGCCGATCAGTGGCCGGACAGGCGGATCGTCCTGGGATGTCAACGCCTTAGCCTCGGCGTCAGACTGCTTGCTATCAGACTGGCGCATCCGGGGCCTCGCTAAGTGGTTGATCCGACAGGATTTCCAGGACTGCGCCGGTGAGCGTCATGCCGAGGTCGTCCCCCGGCCCGCCTGCATCGGCAGTGCCAGCCGCGTCCATGATCGAGAGGTAGACAACCTGCCGGTTCGTCAGGTCCACCGCGAGCGGCTGGCGCTGGTGCACGTAGGGCAGCAGCGCGATCGCCGCCTGGCGCTTCTCGGCCATGGCTTCCAGCGCGGTGCAGGCCAGGCTGTCGCGCAGAGCGGTGACGTGGGCCGTTGCGATTTGTGCCAACACCTCGAGGGGGCTGCCATAGCGGCGCGTAAGGTAGTTTGCCCAGGCGACCGTGCGCTTGTTGCGGCTGCCCAGCGGTCGGCCCGCGCCGCGCGGCACGGCTGCCGCGCTCGGCGTGCCCGAGCGTGGCGCCGGCAGTCCCAGCAGGTCGAGCTGCTCCGCCTCGGCGCCAGGCGGTGCGCCCGATGGGTCAGCCTCGTCGAGCACCGCAGTCAGCCCGTTCAACTCCGCCATATCCACCCTCTTGTTAATTGCCACATCGGCCGCGAAACGAGAATGCCAGCAATATCAATGCGTGAGACAGCGTGAGACGCAGCGTGAGACGTGAAGTCGAGTGCGGGCCTACGCTTATTTTGATTTCTCACGCTCTCACGCTTCTCACGCAGAGTTACTCATGATGCGCGTGCACGCGCGCGCGTGTATTACGCGCGAAGTGCGTGAGAGCGTGAGAAGCGTGAGAAATCCACCAAAACAGCCGTGATATCAACGAGTTACGTCGTCTCACGCTGTTCTCACGCTGTCTCACGCTCGCCGCGACGCCCGTGCCCTCTGCGCCCACAAGTCCGGGCGTGCGCCATGCCTGCCTCTGCCAATGGGGTGGGGCTACCGATCCGCTGGGGCCGGGGGCCGCATCCACACCAACACGATTGAAGGATTTTGGGCCATCGTGAAGCGCGCGATCTACGGCCAGTTCCACCACGTCAGCGAAAAATACTGGCCGCCGTATCTCAATGAGTTGACGTTCCGCTACAGCGAGCGGTCCAATGCCAACGCGTTCGGCCTCGCGCTTCATCTTGCGGTTAAGCCCCAAAGTGTATAGCTCCGGATCATGTCAAAGCGGCAGTTCGGGCTGCTGATCAGGCGGGGGCGGAACGAGATCGAGCGGCACCAGGGTGGTGCGCACGCTGGCGCCCCCGATGTAGATCGAGGGGCCTGCGACGGCACCCAGCAGTCGCCTGAGCGTCTGCATCCACACCCCCATGCTGCCGGCGCCAGTGGCCCAGTGGGTGTTCGCGAACAGCGGTGCCAGGCCACTGTGCTGGTTGGCGATCGCCAGCCAACGCTGACGGTTTTTGTCGGTGAACACCGTCAGGCCGTACAGCGCGATGGCGCGACGTGAATCATCGACATGCCCGTCGACGCGGCCAAGCGCGCACTGGAGATATTCGCCGAGCGGTTTGCGCCCGCCGCGGAATGGATCCACCGGCGCTTGCAGCAGGTGGTTGAGGCATGCCTCCGGATCGTCCACCGCCTCACTCGTCTCCGTCAGGTCGCCGGCGGCCGCGCGCCGCACCCACTGCTGCGCCATGCCAGGGTCCACGTCGCCATCGAACAGCAGGATATCAGCACTGCAAAGTAACGTTCCGAACTGATCCGCCCCGCGCGCGGAATGACCCTGCTGCTGCAGGGCGCTCCGGTAGTACGCGAAAGTTCGCGCAAATCGCGGCCATCCATCAATCATGCGCCGGCGCAGTAGCGCGCCCAGTCCACGCAATCGTTTCGCATCAAGTGCAGGTTCCGGCATGCCCGCGGGCAGTTTGTCCAGCTCGAGCACGGTGATGCGCGAGCGATCCTGCGGTTTCAGCGGCGGCATCAGGATCGAGCTGAAGGCGAAGCAGCTGCGGATGGTGAACTCGACTGCCTTGTGGCGATCGGTGCCGCGCATGAGCTTCCCGCCGCTCGGCGCCAACCGCGCCAGCTCGATCACCGCGTTCGCTTTGCGGTTGTCAACGCCCGCCTCGAGCTCCTCAAAGATCACCGGGAACGTCTGGTGTTTCAGCGTCTGCCAGAGGCTCGGCCCGGTCGCGTCCGAGGTCTGCACTCGCGCATCGCCAAACAACCCGTGCAGCAGGCGGTGCAGCGTGCTCTTGCCGGTCCCGCTGCCGCCAGTGAACCAGATCACCGGGCGCCACGGCAGCGCGCCACCGATCAGCGCTGCGCCCACCCAGCCGAGCAGCAGGATGGCGTCGAGCTCGACGTCGCTGTCCTCGGTTGGCTTGCGTTTCCAGTTCCAGCTGCTCAGCAGCGTCAGCACTTCCTCGGCCGCAGTGGCGAGGCCGGGAGATCCCGCCGGCGCCGGCACGCCGGCGGCTTCATCTGCCGGATAGACGTACCGGCCGATCAGACCCGTCTCGTGCTGCGCGGGCGCGTGGAAGAAGTCCGCAGCCGGCGGAAAAACGAACACCGTTGATCCTGTGTGGATCACCAGCTCGCCATCGTCACCGTGCCAGGCTCCGCGCCCGCGCTCGCGCTCCTCGGCATTCCAGATGCCTGCGCGGTCGCAGGCGATCATCAGCGCGCCGGCGACCTCCTCGGGTTTCCAGCCGATGACGGCGCCTTCCTTGTTCAGCCGCGGCCATTGGTCGCGCAGCCAGGCCTGGTCGCCGCCGAACAGCCCCATCAACGACAGTCTTCCGTGCTTCTCGTCCTGCAGCGCGCGGAGCTGCCGCGCGACGTCGAGGTAGTACCGAGTGTCCCCGGACAGGCCGAGCGGGGTCACCGGGCAGCCCGGCGGCAGCAAGCTGGCGGGATCGCCACGCCGATCGCGGGGAGGCGCCGTCGCGGGCTTGGCGCCGGCCGCCGCCTGCCGCACGCGTCGTGTGCCGCCGCCGTCAGGCATCGGCACACACCAGATCGTTGACGTCTTTCATGCTTGCGGGGATCTCCGGCACCAGCACCTGGCGCCCGGCGCCGAAGTGCGCCTCCAGCGCGCGGTTGAAGGCGGCGATGGGTGCGGGCTTGCTGTCGTTCTGCCGCCACAACCGGACCGTGCGCGCCGCCGGTGGCAGCTCGACGGTGCCCATGTTCGACAGCGAAATTGCCGCGATCACGCGGAACTCCGGGCAGGCGTAGGCGACCGACAGTCCGTCCTCGATCCCCTCGGTGATGTCGATCGTTTCATCGGGCGCCATCTCCCGGAACGGCTTGCCGCTCGCCCCGCGCCACAGACGGATCGCGCAGCCCCGGTAGCCGCCCAGCACTGCCTTGTTACGCTCGACCGGCGCCTTGGCCACACTGCCGTCGGCGCGTTCCTCCAGCCATGTGCGGTGCACCGCGGCGGCGCTGCCATCGGGCGCCGTGATCAGCGACAGCATCGCCGGCCAGTGCCGCCGGCTGGGCACGTGCCAGAGCTGCGGGTGGTACCGCAACGCCCGCGGCTGGCGGCCGAGCGCGGCCAGCGAGATGCCGCGCGACGTCAGGTAACGGTCCACCGGCGTCCCGCGCACGACGGCGCACGCGCCGAGCCATAGGCGCAGCGCGGTGCTGCGTGTGGCGGCGGCTTCTTCTTCGGCCTGGCGATCGAGCGCAGCGCCATCCGGCACCGCTGCGCGGGCAGCCGCGAGCCGCGTCGGATCTGCACCCTCCAGTCCAAGCCAGCTCTTCGCCCAGGCCAGCGCCTGGCGCTTGTCGCTGCCGTACCGAGACTGTGCGATCAGGTCGAGCGCATCGCCCGTTTCGCCTGTTGCGAAGTCGCACCAGATGCCGGCTTTCGCGCCGACCAGGTGCACCGCCAGGCTGTCGCCGCGTTCGCCGGCGAGCGAGCCGGCGCGCCATTCGTGACCATCGCGCCGGCCGCCTGGCAGCACCGCCGGCGCCAGCTCGCGCACGCGCGCATTGAGCATGCGGGCGATCTCGCCGACTTCGACCAGGTTGCGCGCGATCGCGGTCATTTCACTGCCGTTGCAGCCAGCCGCGGACGCGGCGCCACCATTCTGCCTTGCGCATGTTTCGGCGCGCCCGCGCTGTCGCCACCCGTTCGCGCCACAGCATCCAGCGCAGCATCCAGTCCGGCATCGTCCGCCTCCATCGCCGCGAGCCGCGCCGCGATCAGCGCCTGTTCCTGGGCGAGCCTCGCCGCTATGGCGCCGGAAAGCCCGGGGGAGGCGGGGGCGTTCTCAGTGAGGCACCAATTCGGATCAGGAAAGGCCGCACCATAAGCATGGCCCGCAAGCGACCACCCGACCCAAAGCATCGAGACAGAGGCGCCCAGAGAGGCGCTAGCCCGTCGCCACGACCACCCAACCTCGCAACGGCAGAGAGTCAGCACAACGCCTCCAAAGCCAACGCTAATGAATGCAAGTCCGAGAAAACCCAATGCGATGGCCGTTGGTTGCGAAATTGGCCGGCCTGGGTCAGCGCAAGCGATCGCCACAGCGCAACAGGAGATCGACCGCATCGTCATTGCACCGTTCTGTCCGGCTGGCCCGGAGGATCGCTAGGCCGCACGAGCGCCTCGGGATCGTCCGACCAGTCGAGCCACGCCGATGCACGCGCGGTCGGCGGTGGCAGGGCGTACCGGTTGGCCGGCCACGCGAGGACGGCCGGCGGCGCCGCGTCGAGGAACCAGCACAGAAGGCGACCGATCAGGCGGCGCATGGCATGCTCCGACGGGCGATGATGGAGGAACCGACATGATGCTCGCTGCTGTGACCGCGTTGGGGCTTCTGGTGGCGTCGCCGCAACCGACGTCGGACGCCGCCCCAGGCGTGCTCGCGAAGCTCGACATGCTCGCCGACCTCTGGGGGAAGCGCTGATCTCACGCGGCGCGATCCATTTCTTCGACCTTCGGAAGCGCTCCGTAGAGGTCCGGCCGCATCTCGGCGCCCGGGATGTCGGTGAAGCTTTCGATGCGCGGGATGTGGCGGGCCGGCACGCGCACCCATTGGACGACGGCCGACGGGCTGATACCGAGTGCGCGTGCGCCCTTTGTCGGACCGCCCAGGGCGACCAGCACTCTTGCCACGACGGGAGGATAGACCTTCGGCGCTCGCATCCGACGACTATGCAGCAATCCTAAACGCCCCGCAAGCCCTCCTCTCAACGGTGTGCAGGTTACCTCAATGCTACGTTCGCCGGGTGTCAGCATCAGATCACAGGCAGCAGGTCGGCGTGCGGCTGGCGCTCGCGATGGCCGCGCTCCGCCTCGCGCCTTCCGATGTGGCGAAGACGTTCGATGTTTCGCCGTCGAAGCTGTCGCACTGGACGCACGGGCGCCACTATCCCGCTTCTGTGATCGGTATGGCGTGACCGCCGACTGGATTTATCGTGGGGTTGTCGCGGGCATAGCTGCGCCGCTTGCGGACGAACTGTGGGCGGCGCGGCAGGCGTCGTCTGCGAACGGGGAGGCGCCCAACCTTCCCGGCAGCGCCACCATTTAGGAAAGCTAAACTTTTCGCTTTACGCGGTTTAGTTTTCCTGCGATAAGCCCCCTTCGCGCATCCACGCGGAGGGCAAATCCCATGCGACCTGACGGCCTGAGCCTCGGGCAATCGGCACTCTCTTTCCTGGCTGGCATGACGCTGGCTGTCGTCTGCTGGCAGGCGCTTCCCGCCGGCGTCTACCTGGTCCTCGCGATCCAGGCGGTGCTGCAATGAGCGGCGCATCGCGGGTCCTGACTGCGAACATGCCGGCGCGCTGGCTGATGCCGGGCGACCGCATCCTGTCCAGCGGCATCGTCTGCCGGGTCGCGCGCGTCGAGGTCTCGCCCGGGCAGCCAATCGCGGTCACCGTGCTGCACCTGGGCGAGGACACCGTCAGCCGCTGGGCCGAGGTGATCAGCTTCCCGGCTGACGCGACGGTCGCCCGGGTCACCGGCGTGCACGCCGCCGGCGCGTCGCAGGGCGCGGCCGAGCCGGGTCCGGTGCTGCTGTGAGCGCCTGGGCCGACCGGATGGTCAACCCGCCGTCGGCGGTGCGCCCGGCCGGTCCGGGAAACTGCTGGCAGATCTTCGGCAACGGCACGCGGCTGGTATTGGCCGAGCGGTTCAGACGGCAGCACGTCGAGGTGCGCCGGCTGATGGTACGCGGGGGATGGTCCGAGCGGCGGTTTCCCGTGCTTCTGACCGATCTCTTTGTTCACGCCACCGACGCGCTGGAAGAGTACCGCCGCCGCCGCGCCGCGAGGGCCGCGCCATGACCGCGCACGCGGACGTGGCGGCGCGCCCGGCGTGGCTGCGAAGGGCTGACGGGGCCGCGTTCGATCGCTACCTCGGCGCGCGCCGCCAACGGCCGCTCGGCGCGGCGCTGCTGGCGGTCATCGATCTGGACGGCCTCGCGCCGCGCTCGATCGAGCGGTTCGGCGCGGGCATCGGCTGGCAGCACTGCGTGTCGCTGGCCGAGGTTCTGTTGCTCGACGCGGCGGCCGAGGCGGCGGCCATGGTGGCCGAGGCTGAGCCGGTGCGGGCGCGGTTGCGCGCGGCGATCGAGGCGCTGGATGCGCGCAACATTTGGCTCGTGACCGGGCCGGTGAAGTAACCAGGGAGGGTTTGATGGGTACCAAGCAGAAGCCGGGGAAGTTCGATTGCTGGAACGACGCGCTGCCGGATGAGCCGCGGTTCCCGCTGCTGGCGCGCGATCAGTCGATGCCCGAGCTGGTGCGGGCGTGGGCGGCGAAGCGCGCTCACGCGATCAAGGTTGGCCTGGCTCCCCCCGAGGATCAGGCGCAGATCGATGAGGCGCGGGCGGTCGCCGATCAGGCGCAGGTGTGGCGCGTAGCCAACCTGGGCCGGTGGCGCAAGGCCTGACGCCTGAGCCGCCGAGGGCTGCGTAGTCGTTACAATTTCGTTACAATTTCGTTATCAGGAGAATGTCATGTTCGCCTACACACACCCGCAGCTCGACCGCGAAACGTTCCTGCGCGAGATGGCGTTGCACTGCGACTGCGCGGTCGATCGGTTGGTCCAGGGCAGCTACTGGGATGGCTCACGCGGATGCGCGATCGGATGCTCGCTGGAAACAGTGCGCGCCAAGCTCGGCATGCGTGAGATCGACCACGGCAGCCATGCCGCGCTTGAGGCGTATCTTGGTATCCCGCGCCAGCTCGCGCGATTGGAGGATGTGATCTTCGAGGGATTGCCCGCAGGGGAGGCGCGTGATTGGCCGTTACAGTTCGGTTCCTCCATCCGGCAGGGTGCTGATCTGTCTCGGGTCTGGAATGAGCTGGCGCCCTGGATATTGCTGGTGATCGTGTTGCCGACCGTGAAGTCGCGCCACAGCAACTTGCGGACATTGATCGAGAGGGTCGCGGCTGCGTACGCAGAAGGCGCCAGCGCCGAGCAGTTCGCTACCCTTCGAAACAATATTCGTGCTGTCCGTTTCGGCTCCGTCGTCGACGCCCTCGTCGAC